AGGTTCAGGAGAGAATCCAAAAGGAACTTGGTTTAGAGTAGTTGAAAGAGGACTAGGTTTAGATAACTTAGTTAGAGAAAGACAAATAGTTCGAAGCACTCGTTCAGAGACTGCCAAACAGGCAGGATTAGAGGAGTTCCAAGAACTACAGCCAATGTTATTTGCTGGTATGATATTAGAAGGTGGCGTCATAGGATACGACACTAATATTGAAACAGGAGGTACAGGGGCAAGGTATTTGGGTATTGGTACGACAAACCAATATCGAAGAGACAGTATAGTTATATCATTAAGAGCCGTTAGCACACTCACAGGCGAAGTGATATTAAATGTACAAACACAAAAGACTGTTTTAAGTTCAGGACAAGCAGGAGACGTATTTAGATTTCTAGATATGGATACAAGACTACTTGAACTTGAAAGTGGTATGACACAAAACGAAAGTGTAACATTTGCAGTTAGATCAGTGATCGAAGCCGCGGTGTTAGAACTTATTAAGCAAGGTGATGAAAGAGGATACTGGAAGATTGTTTATCCTGAAGATTGGGACTCACAAGTAGCCGCTCAAGAGCAGGCATACTGGATGAGTCTTAAAGAATCAGGCAGTCTTACGGACGCGGAGGATGTGAAACAATACTCAAAAGATCCTAAAGATTTACCATTATGGAAACGCATTCTTTTAAAGAATGATACAAATAAACCAATATTGGAGAAAAAAAATGAAGATATTTAAAAACTTAGCGGTTAGTGTCTTCGCATTAATAGGCCTTATGGCGAATCCAGTACTTGCAGATGATAACGAAGTTTTACTTGATCAAACAGGTGACAACTTAGTTTTAACAATTTTGCAGGCTGGATATGGTAACACATTGTCAGGTGACGCAACACAGAGTAGTGATTTAGTTCTTACTGGTAGCAGTCTTATATTAGACTTGATACAAGACGGTAACAATAATGACTTCTTTGGTAAACTTGTATTAGATGGCACTGGTTCAAGTGTGTTGGACTTTTATATGATAGGAGATGGAAACATCTGGGATATAAATGTACCAGGATCAAACAGTGGCGACAATGCGGATATGCTTTCAAGTATAACAGGTAGTAATAACTTGTTTGATGTAGGCATAGGCGAAAGTGCAAGTGCTGAAAACCTTAACTTTGACTTAACTATAATTGGAAGTGGTAACGACTTTGATACTAGTTTCACTAACAGTAAAGTATGGGCAACGGGTTCAGGCACAAACAGTACAGGAACAAGTACAATGGTAGGTATTCTGGTAGACTCAGATAACGCGATATGGAACTTTGAAATCACTGGTGATGACAATGAACTAGCAACTAAGCAAAGCGGTAACAGTGGTCACAGTTTAACAGCAGACATAACAGGTAGTGATGGAGATTTCCAGTTCACTCAGGATATGACTACAACTTGTACCAATGCTTGTAATGGCGTGATTAATGTTGAGATAGACAGCGAAAATGCTTCAGTTAGTATTAAACAAACCGACTAAACTTTTAGTCGCAGTTTTACTAATTGCAATCGGAAATGTTTATGCCGCCGAATCAATCGGCGGCATAATTGAACAAAGTGGAAAGGCTGGGAGTATTGTAAGGCTTTCAGGAGAAGAACTAACGGCAAACTTACAAACAGATATAGTTAGTTTTGACGAAGTTGAAACAGAAAACGGCAGACTTAAAATACAGTTTGTTGATGAAACACAGGTTAGTTTAACAGAACATACATATATGGAAATAGATGAATATGTATATGACCCTGACCCAAGTAAAAGTAAAATGGCTTTGAACTTTGTTCAAGGCACAGCCAGATTTGCCACAGGTGGATTAGGCTTAGTACCAAAAGAAAATATACAAATACAAACTCCAACTGCCACAATAGGTATTAGGGGAACAGATTTTACTACCACAGTGGATGAACTGGGTAGAAGTTTGGTAATATTATTACCAGATGCTAATTGTAATGACAAAGTAAAATTAGAAGAAGGGTGTAGGCCCAGTGGTAGTATCACAGTTACTAATGATGGCGGAACAGTTGTATTAGAAGAAGCCTTCCAGGCTGTAATGGTAAGTACGTTTGAAACACCGCCTACAAATCCTGTAATAATAATGGACTTAGATTTAAACATGATAGACAATATGTTTATTGTGAGCAAGCCAGAAGAAATTGTTAAAGCAGAAGAAGAACAAGCAGACCAATTAAAAGGTGATGCTGGACTATTAGACTTTGACGGATTAGACAAAGACTTTTTAGAAAGCGAAGATTTAGGTAAAGCCGCAGAGCAAGAACTGATGTTTACTGAATTAGATATTGATTTTTTAAATGTAGACTTCTTAAGAGATTTATTAGCAGAAGTTGAAAAAATAAGTTCTGACAATTTAGATAATCAGGGAAATTTTGCAGATAAACTAGTAGATAGAGCATTTGGCCTACAACCAGATAATCAGTTTAATGTAGTACCTGGTACTGCTGGTTACGAAGGTAAAGTTTGGTTTTACAGATTATCAACAAATCAAGTTAGTGTAAAATTTAAAAGTGGAACACCAGTCCAACTAGAAGTAAGAGACAAAGACTTAGGCGAGACTGTTATGTGTTTAAATAATTGCGATGGAATAAGGATTACTATAACACAAGAGTAATAAATAGTATTATGAATATAGATAAGAGATTAAATGAAATGGAACCTAAAGATACGCCACTATTGGTGTTAGGTTATATCATATTGAGTATGTTTTTATTAATACCCTTATCAGCAAACGCAGATGATAACGAAGTATTTTTAGGTAATATTACAGGTGATAATTTAGTACTAGATATATCACAAGCAGGTACCGATAATTTGATAACTGGTATAACAGACACCAGTGTTTTAAATGGCGACGATAATACTTTATACATAAAACAACAAGGCACAGGACATGTATTCCAGGGTAATTGGCAATGGGGCGGTAACAATACTGTTAAAATATTTATGGGTGCTGGACAGGACAATGGATATGTTAAACTAGATGGTTACGGTACTTATAATTCAGGTAGAATTTATCAAGGTAAACATTTAACAGAAACTGAAGACGCAGACGAAACAGGCGGACATGAAGCATATTGGACAGTAAGAGGGGACCACAATACTTTTGCTAGTAGTCAAACAGACACCAATAGAGCCAGTGGCGGTAACAACGCAGGTCCTCATCATTTGGCAAACATTATAACAGGTGACTACAATGATGTAGACCACAGGCAGTTAGGTAAATCAGGACACGATGGCTTTATAGAGATAATAGGCGATAACAATGATGTGGTGTTATACCAACGTGGTAACGGTGGCGTTAAATGGGCAGACGTTTTATTAACTGGCGATGGCCATAGTGTAGATATTAATCAACGTGGTAGTAATAACGCAACGGCAACAGTTGATTTAACATATGGTACTGGTGCTTATAACTTTGATCTATCTCAAAACGTGGGTTCAAGTGCTGTAAGTTACAGCATTACTGGTATATGTAATACTATAGGAGGCTGTTCAGTCTCTATAAACCAAGATAACTAATATGAACTTAGATATGTTTGGAAATCCAATAGGAACAAAATATCCAGGTGAGGAAGGTTGCCCTGAAGGTATGATGTGTATTCCTGAAAATGAGTTCCACTTGATGCTTACAGATAATGATATGCAATATACTGTGGAAGGAACTATTGAACCTGCACAAGGTGATGCTGAAGCAATTATTGATTTCACAAAAGATTTACTATTCCTAGATGTTATGACCATTTTAAACATGGCAGTTCCTCTTACAATATTTGCAATATACGGATTAAGTATATATGCTGGTGTCAAATGGATACAGAGAAGATTGTCCTAAACACTTGACAAGCAGTAGTCTTTCTGCTATAATTATTTAACATATGAAACACATGATTAAATGGCTGAAGATATCTGCAGGGATAAATCTATATCTTTCTGTAATATTGACATTAGTATTAATCGCTCTTGTTGCTGACATTGTGTTAGATACTTATTGGCACAGCAACGCATACATAGAACAATTTAATTTAAGAGATGATGCTAAGTAAATGGCTCAATAGTCTCAGGATATATTCACTATCTGTTATAGGTGTACACTTTTTATTGTTCACATACTTCTTCCCTAACGTAGTATTTTATACTATTGTTTTGACAATCATGATGGTAGTTATGTATATGTGGGTTGATTTAATTCACACAATAGAAGAAGCACACAGAATGGATATATTAAATTTAATATATACTAGTGATTGCCAAGAAACTATACATCTTTTATCCTACGAATTACACTTACACGATCAAAACAGTTTAGCAGGACATCGCCCTTTTAACGAACTTGGCATCTAACTTTTAGATAAATATATTATGTTATAATAACAGATGGTTTTATAACAATCTTATATATAGGAGAAAAAGATGAATAAATTGAAAAATGTATTTTTTGGTGTATTCTTTGTTATGTTCGCTCAAGGTTGTGCTACAGTTGGTACTGTAATCGACGGCGGTCAAAAACTTGCAACAGATACAATTGATACGGTTACTGGCACAGCCAGTGGTATTGTTGGTTCAGTGGCAAATGATGTTGGTAGTATTGTTCAAACTGGTGCAGAAGTAGGTGTTGGATTAGTCCAAACTGCGGCTGATACAGGTGCTGGATTAGTGAAAGTTGTTGCTGATGAAGTAAACGACCAAACTGATGCTTTACAAGACGAAGACAAAAAAGAAGAAGCAAAAGAAGAGCCAAAAAAGTAACACGCTCATTCTTTAAACCCTTTAAGTTTTTAACTAAAAACGAAAAGGTAAAAGTCTTACCCTCAGTAGAGGATGAGCAGGTTTCAGACGAGGAGATCCAAGAGTTTATTAAACAGGTAAAAATGTATCAAAAACTTATGGAATACTGCTCTAAGAATCCTAAAGAGTGTGAATAATTGTGAAAAGAGCGATAATTTGTTTATTGTCGCTTTTTTCTTCTAGTCTATTTGCCTTAGACCTAACATACAATCCTCCAATAGATCCCTATTACTGTGATAATAATCCAGTAGAATGTAGACCACTGCCACCTAAAATACCAAAGTTTGATATAACTCCGCGTACAACTAATGGACAATGGATAGCATTTTGGACATTCCAAGTATTAGATGTTTATTCAACATCACGTGCATTGAAATATGATTGTGTAAAAGAAATAAATCCAATATTTACAGAATCGCCCAGCAATACCAGATTAGTACTTACAAAAACAATTTTACTTGTACCTGGGTTACTTTACAACGATTACTGGAAAGAAGTTACACCCGACGAACTCAATGATACTAATATGGTATACTCAGTAGTTGTTGCAAATAACTTTAGATTACTAAAAGATGCCAAGCAAAATTGTAATAAAATACGATAAATATCACTATGAAATGGTTATACAGCGGGTATGCAGTAGCAGTATCAATAATCTTATTACTCGCACTAAGGGTAATTGACCCTACGCCATTACAAAGTTTACGTGGTCAGGTATTTGATACTTACCAACAACTAGATGTAATAGTTCCAAGTCAAGATGTTGTATTACTTAACTTTGGCGAAAACACATTAGCAACATACGGCCAATATCCTTTCCCAAGACAATATTATGCTCAACTAGTTATAGATGTTGCAAGTAAAAACAGTGGCGTCTTAGGTTGGACTATTATGTTTCCTGAAGCAGACAGATTTCAGGGAGACGAAACTTTCGCTAGTTTCCTACAGCAAAATGTAGTAAACGTACCTGGTGCAAGAAGAAACCCTATAAATTTTAATGTCCTTAGCCAAACACCTAGTATAAAAGGTATAAAAACATCTGGACCACATATAGGTACAGGCACAATAGGACCAGTACCTGCAAAAAACTATTTACTTAAATGGCCTAATTTAGTTACTAATGTCCCTATGTTGGAGGCTGTAGCAAATGGTAAAGGCGTAAATGCATCTGCACCACAACCAGACAATCAAACACGAACATATCCATTAGCAATCACAGTAGAGGATAGAATCTATCCAAGTTTTGCTGTTGAAATGCTTAGAGTAAGTAGAGGGCAAAAAAGTTACATTGTTAAGACTAGTGAGATAGGTATTCAAGAAGTTGCTGTTAAAGGAGTAGATCCTATAGTTACACAGCCAGATGGTACAGCATACATACGTTTTAATAATAGTTTTGAGACAATAGAGTATACTGGTGCTGACAGCATACCAGATTTAGCAGGTAAAATGGTTATAGTTGGCGTAACAGCAGAGGGTATTGCAAACCCTGTACCAACGCCACGTGGAAACTTATATCCACAAGAGATACAAGCTCATATGCTACAGAACTTTATAGACGGTAGTAATATAACTAGAAGTGAGTTAAGTGCCATCACAGAGCTTCTCATAGGGCTACTGACTATGTTATTAGTATCACTAGCAGTATATAGACTGCCTTTGCTACTTACAGCACCTATTAGTTTAACCATATTAGGCGGTATAGCATATTATAGTGTAAAACAATATACAGGTAGTTTAGTATTAGTAGATGCTACTTTCCCTGTAATAGCAGGGTTCTTAGTGTTTACACAGGCGGCATTTAATAACTTCTACAAGCAGTTTAAATTACGTGAGCAAATTAAGAAACAGTTTGAACATTACTTGGCACCAGCAATGGTTAAGAAGTTACAAAAAGATCCTAGTTTATTAAAGTTAGGCGGAGATACAAGAACAATGACATACTTGTTCTCAGACATTCGTGGATTTACACCTATATCGGAACAGTTTAAAACAGATCCACAAGGCTTAGGTAATCTTATAAACAGATATATGACACCAATGACTGATCTAGTTATGCGTAAAGAAGGAACCATAGACAAGTATATAGGTGATGCCTTAATGGCGATATGGAATGCGCCACTTGATGTAGATAATCATGCTCAATTGGCAATAGAAACAGCACAGGAAATGGAAGTTGAACTTAAAAAACTAAACAAAGAACTTAAAGCAGATGGACTTATGGAGTTAGGTGTTGGTATAGGTATTAATACAGGAGATGCCGTAGTAGGTAATATGGGCAGTAATCAACGTTTTGATTATACAGTTTTAGGTGATAGTGTGAACTTAGCGGCAAGACTAGAAGCACAAACCAAAGAGTATGGTGTGTTCTTTATGTTTACCGAGCATACACTAAAACAAATTAACACTCCGGAAAATTTAGTAATGCTAGATAAAATTGCAGTTAAAGGACAAACAGCACCAGTAACAATTTATACCATACTAAATGATCACAAGTATGCAAGAGTTATAAACAGAATGGTAGACGCATATCAAAACAGAGAGTGGGCAACTTGCTCAAATCAAATAGAGATAATAAAAGATCATAAATGGAATGATACACTTGCAGAACTGTATGCAGAAAGAATCAAACAACCAATGCCTGTAGGTGATTGGGACGGAGTTGAGCGTAAAACATCAAAATGAAAATAGATCAAATATCTAAAGAAAATATAAAACATTATAATTTAGATTACATATTAATAGATGACTTTGCAATAGATTGGGCAACTGAAGAAAACATAGTAAAAACAGAGCTTTGGTCAGCCTATCACCCGGTACACGAATACATAGAAAATAATAAGGCAGATATCATAAGTGCTGTAAATACAGCATTTGATGTAAATACGACAACTTTAATACACGGCCTACAAGTATTTAATAAAGAAGACGAAATTATACCACACGATGATTATACGGGAGAATTACTGATGCCTGATGGTGAAGTATCATATACCGAAATGCCTATAAGGGCAATACTTTATTTAAATCCTGAATACATGTATGGTACACATATTCATAAAGAAGAACCAGGCTGGGCAGATGAAGATGATTCTAGATGGTGGGTACATATGTGGGATAAAGGCATAGAACTTGGTGGACAACCTGGACAATTATTAATTATAAAACCAAATAGTAATTCCTGGCATTCAGTAGGATGTTTTAATACCACCTTAGATAATAGAATAACTGGTAACTGGATATTTAAAAATTAAATAAATAAGAGTATGAAAAACTTTTTACACAATATAACACAGAAAGTAAAGCCTTCATTGGTATGGCTATGGCAAAAGACTAAGATTGCAGTCCAGTTTATCGTAAAACTATTAATTACAATATGGAAAGCAATACTAAGACTTTGGTTTAAAATTATCTATGAAGAATATGAATTAACAGTATGGTACTTAAAGGATTCTATTAGAGACGGAGATGGTAATATTACAACTACAAGATCTCATAAAAGATATCTTTTAAAGAAGATTACTAAGAAAACTCCTAAACATATTAAAGGAAAAGATATGGATGGAAGAGCATTTGAAATTAGAACTGTTGAACCTTTTGACTACCAGATAAGAAAAATTTATTAATTATTCGTCTGGCTCCCAATCCTTTATATTTCTAAAAAACATATAGTAATGTCTAAAATCTTTTAGTTGTTGCTTTGCATGAAATAATTCTAAAGGTATTCCATCACCGTGTTCGATTAAAGGAAAATAATATCTTTTAATAATTTTTTCTAATTTACGCACATCTTTACCGAGAGCATCTAGTAGTATATTATTGTATTCTAAATCAGTAACTAATGCTACTAACCAATGATGGAACGGGTGTTCCGGATTAAATCTAGTTGTAGCCTCTCTTGTTTGATAGTACAATCCTCTTATTGGGTTCATTCCAGGCCTGTATAATTTCATAATTTCTGGAAATTTAAAACTTTCATGTTCAGTAGCCATAGTCTTTATGACTCTAGCATAGTCTTTTTTCATTGCTTTTTTAAGAGACTCTATATTTTCGCCAATATTCTGATGATACTGTTTTAACAGTTTATCAAACATTTTTTGATACTTCGGCGATAACTTCTCATAATAGACGTCTTGTATTTCGTCTATTTCTATTGCACCTTCTAGTAGTGTATGTGGGATTGTAGTCGTTCTTTCGAACTTGTCTAGCTCAGTGGTTATCCGCAAAAGTACAAAATCGATTATTTCGCCTTTGCTCATACTAGTATTTATCTAGAATTTATTTGCAGTATAGTGTGTAGTTTTTCTGTGCCATTGTTTTTAGATAAGGTTACTCTTGCCCCATTATGTAATGGTTTAGGCCATTGGCCTATATCTACCCAGGCATATCCTGCACTTTCACCATTTAGTTTTGGTGGTTGAAATTCTTGATCTACAACATATACAAAACTATAATAGTAAAAGTTTTTATCTTTACTTTGATAAACATCTAATGGATTTAATTTTTGTAGTTCTGGAACGAACCCTATTTCTTCTTCTAATTCTCGTTGGATACACTCATATGGAGTTTCTTTTTTCTCCATTGTGCCTCCCCAAAAACCCCATGTATGGTTAAATCTTTTGTTGCCTTCTCGTAATTGCAACATACATCTACCTGTGTCTTTGGCAAGGAATAATACTCCTGCCGCCGTTGTGATCATTATAAACTCAGTCTCCAAAATCCTGGATTGTATTCGCCTTCATAACTACTTATCCAGGTTTTGCCTGTCCATTTGTATTGTTTGGTGGTAAATGTATTGTTTATGTAATGTATCTCACTACCATTTGCACTTGCATCAAAAACTACAGTCCATGTAGAACCGTTAAATTGTATGATGTCATCTTCGTTTGCATCAATATCCCAATTGGTGTATCCTGATTTTGTAACTTGTTCTGTAATTAAGTATCTTTGTCCGTTAGCCGCGGCATCCAATGTGCCATCTCCCGGATAATTTGCTCTAGGGTCTATAATTTTATCTATTGCAGTAAGAGTATTAGTAGGCAATGTATCAGTATCTAAATTAAAAATTAATTGAGTATCGCTTGAAGGACTAGTTGCTACTGTGCCATATACTAAATTAAGTAGGTTATCAGAATCACCGCTGATATTTAATTTTAGTAAACTTGTAGTTCTTATTTCACCTAATTGCTCTATAATATCTGACCATTTAATCTCTGTACCTTTTTGGTCTACTAGTGTAGCCGTAGCACCTATTACTTGAACTTTGTAATCACCTGGAGTAGTTACAATCTCGAATGTATCTTCTATGTCGTTAAAGAAGTCTGCATAATCGTTACTGAATCCTAAGTCTGATATACTTGATACAGAGTGTACATTATTAATAATTTCTTGTATAATTGTTTGTCTTTTAACTTTTGCAGGAGGACTGATCCATATAGGTATAGCAAAGGTTAATGTAGAAATATCTAAATTCTCATCTACGCCTGCTGGTATGCTTCTACTACTCCATGCAATATCTGTAAGTTCAACTTCAAAAACACTGGTCCAATCTAAAGGGTTACTATTGGATTGTAATTGTATACTTGGATTAAACAGTACAAATATTTGTTCCAGTACCTGTAACTTTGTGTCAGTATTAGTAGTCCATATATCTACATTAACTGTAAGATTATAAGGCACAGGCATATATCTCTGTGTTGAGTATAAATTTCCTTGTTCAGCAGAGTATGTTCCTGTTTCTGGGTCATATTCTCTTTCTGCTATTTGATTAGTATCAACAAAGAAAGGCTCGGCAATTCTATCTCTTGCTGGTTGTATACTTTGTATTGTAACACTTATAAACGGAGCATTATTAATTACGTTTTCAGAATTATTACGCAATATATTTGCTACCATTCTACTAGCATCACCGTATCGTGCAGGTACTCTATTATAACTTGCACCTGTCTTGGTGTATTCTCTTACTTTAAAATTAGAGAATATTCTAATGATCTGAATTAGATAACGTTTTATCTGTTCATCATACCAATAATCTAAATTCTTACCTGCCATTAGTTATCCGTTTTAGGTTTAATAACCTTACTTAAATTTGTTTTTTCGTTTGCTTCGCCACCGTCACTATCGCTAGTAATATTATCATTATTAATAAAGGTTGCTAGTATTCTATTTGCCGCTGACCAAGCCTGACGACCATCTGAACCTACATTTAACCAACGTGTTCCTGATTTTTTAAATAATCTATTTGGACTAAAGTCTGTTCTTAAAAAGTAATCACCGTCACTAGTACCTGAAGTAGGGAATGTTGCTCCGCTACCTACTAAACTTAAACCATTTACTGGTGTGCCGTCTGCACCACCGAAGTCTATACTTGGTTTGTCCGGTACAGTTTCATCAAAATATAAATGTGTAGTATTTCTAAATTGAGGATCAAACGGTACATCACGTTCTGCTTGTTCTAAAATTTTATCATTAATATTAATATCATTAGCATAGGTGCTTATTAAGTTTCTTAAATCTTCCTCTTCCTCACCAGTTCCAAGAATATCTCTGTACTCTTGTGAATCTGTAATTGGTCCTAACTTAACTCTCCACAAGTGAGGCCACCATCTAGGATCATACCCTTCTGCTGGTCTACTGGCATCTGTTACTACATAGTATCTATTGATTGCTTCGTCACTGCCTAGTAATAAGTCGTCTCTTAAATGCGGCAACTCTAAAACATCACCTGCCATTAACTTTCTGCCTACTGCTTCTACCATACTTTCAATATGGAAATTCATCATTAATGTATCGTTTGCAAGGAACATACCAAATTGTGTTAAATCAAAAGCATCACCGTCACCAAGATTATATTGTCCACGTAATTCGTAAATGTCTTTATCGTATTTACGATCTCTATTTTCTAAGAATAACAAGTCTTGTATAAAAACTTCTGTATCATTTGCGGCACTACTAGGTCTTGTAGGGTCTTTTTCATCAGGTGAGTTATGTACTCCTAAATATTTATGGATATGTACCCCGGTACCACCGGCATATAAATGCTCTCCGACAATTCTATCGGTGAATGAGTAGTCGTTTGTTTTGACTGGATTCCATAAACTTATTTTTGGCATAGTACTATTTATCGCCTTTACGAATCCTATCGTAATATAATTATAACTGTATATAACAACGATAAATATAAAAAACGGAAAGGTGGCTGAGTGGCTTAAAGCGTCTCCCTGCTAAGGAGGAGTACGGGTAACTGTACCGAGGGTTCGAATCCCTCCCTTTCCGCCAGGATAACTTATGAAAAATATTAATATATTCTATTTACATGACGGGTTTCAGTTTACAGATGAAACAATAGAACAGCATAAAGCCAATGGTTGGACAGGCCGTGAGCCTTTGCCATTACATATACTAACACAAATAGAATTAGAACAAAACTATAATCCATTTAACGAAATGTTTGATATTAATATAATTAATAATGGTGATGTATCTAAATGTAATAGTAATGATATAACACTTGTTCCTATAGATATACAAAGTTTTCCCATCACAATAGAAAATCGTAAATATTACGAACTATCACCTTTTGGTAAAGAGATAGATAAAGTAGTACAGCATATACTTTCACTAAATTTACCTAATTTAGCATTTTTATTTTATTCTAGTACTGAACCTTATTTCTTTGATGCAAATATTTATTTCGCAGAATTAGGGTCAGCAAACCCAAACATCAAAATTATATTAAGTGGATCAGGGGAAACCACTGATTATTTTGGTCACTATACAACTCATACATCAAGAGTTAAAAATGTCTTTAAAATACATAAACTTTGGTATTTTGATAGAGTTCATTATATGACATTTTTATCAGAGGAAAAAGAATTTAATAAAGTACATTTAGAAATGAATAGGACAATGGGGCCTAGGGAAAAAAGATTATATAATATTGTACCAAATAAATTTTTATGTACATTAAGAAATTGTAGGTCACACAGATTATTATTTTCTACTATGTTAGAAAATAGTGCTATGGGATTAGAAGATATTACTTATGGTAGGTTTTACAGTTTAGGTCCAAATGCTATATCTAAAGTTGCAAACAATCCAAATACAAAACATGAGTATCCTTATCATATACAATTAATGGCTACAAGTTTAAACGAATTAATTAATAAAGAAGATATTACAGATAGTATGTTTAAGTCTATAATGGAAAATATTATGAGTAGGCCACATATTATAGATATGAAAAATATAGATGATAGAGGTATCCCTGGACCCTGGTTGTATGAAGACTGTGATATAATAATTACACCTGGTGGCGAACCTTACGGTTATGGGTATGTGGATGAAAAACAATTTATACCTATGGCATTTAAAAAGCCTTTTATTACATTTGGATGTAAAGGTATTTACGAAGAACTAAAAAGTATAGATTTTAAAACATTTGATGAGTGTTGGCCAATTAACTTTAATGAAGCAGATACTTTATTAGATAGAGTAAAAGGATTTTTTACTGTATTTGAATATATAAGAAATCTAAGCCCTACTGCTTATCAAGAACTATTAGAAAAAACAAAAGATAGTGTAGAGTTTAATTATAATCATTTAGTAGACGGAACATTTAGAAGGAAAAGTAATGAAAACTTTTTCCAGGAGATTCATAATGCCTGCAGTTAGAGGAGCAAGACCTGTTAGAAATAAAGAAATACAAGATTTCCATTGGCATCTAGATAAAGATGATTTAAAAAATGTAAGTCTCGAAGAATATCAAAAGGTCTGGAGAGAATGGCTTAACTATTCAGATACAAAAAGCCTTAACGGATTAAACGAATTTAAACATGCAGATTACACACAAGGCACCAGTCAAACGTTTGACCAATTTATATTACGACATAGTAAAGACAGAGAAATAATAGTCTTGAACGGTGACTTTCAATATCATGCCTGTTTAGGTAAACATGTACAATTTCAAAATCTACATTCTCCACATCATCTAGAAAGTATATTAAAAGGTCCAGGATTACATGCATTACTAATAAGTGCACCATTTAGCGATTTTGGTTGTATACACCCTGACTTTGAACACATAATGAAAGTCTGTAATGTAATGGATATACCTGTATGCCTAGATCTGGCGTATTGGGGAATTAGTAAATTTGTACATATAGATTTAAATAAATATCCTGCTATTAAAGAAGTAACATGTAGTTTAAGTAAACCTTTCTTTACATTAGAAAATCACAGAGTAGGTATTAGATTTACTAGAGATTATGTTGATGATGGCGTAAGTATGCTCAATGAGGTAAAAATGCAAAATAATTATAGCATGGCATTAGGTGTACAGTATATGCGAAACTTTTCGCCTGATTATAATTGGGAAAAGTATAGAGACTTATACGAAACAATATGTTCTAACGAAGACCTAGTGTGGACAGATACAATGATATTTGGTCTAGGGGACGATATCAGACATTCAGAATATAATAGGGGAGTATCAGGAAACTACAGAGTCTGTATTTCGGACTGGTTAGGTGATTGTTAAATAAATAGTAACATAATACACACAGGAGACAAATGTATGATAGTTAGTTCACACAATGATTGGGACCCTTTAGAGGAAATCATTGTAGGTCGAGCAGACCATTCCAGAATAGCAACAGATATTTCAGCAAGAAGTTTTAGTTATGCTAATTTTAATAAAGAAGATGTAGAAAAACTAGAAGGGCCTTACCCACAATGGGTAATTGACGAAGCCAATGAAGATGCAGACGGACTTGCAGATGCACTTAGTAAAATGGGTGTAAAAGTTCATAGGCCTAAAGTCATTGATTGGGAACAAAAAAGTTACGATATTGGACAAGGCTGGCAATCAAAAGGCTGGTATAGTTGGTGTCCAAGAGATTTAATTTTACCATTAGGCGACATGCTTATAGAAACTCCTACTCCTGTAAGAGCAAGATACTTTGAAACAAGATTATACGAAGACATTATGTATGAAGCATTTGAAGATGGTGCTTTATGGATGTCAGCACCTAAACCAAAGTTACATGATGACATGTACACATTTGAAGATATAGAAGACAAACCAACATTACTTAACCATGAGATTTGTTTTGATGCACCGAACATAGTAAGAGTTGGAAAAGACTTATTATACCAAGTTAGTAATTCAGGAAACATGAAAGGTTACCAGTGGTTAAAAAGATTAGTTGAACCTATGGGTTATAAAATGCATTACAGCGAACTATATAGTTTTGCACATTTTGACAGCACTATTGTTCCACTTAGACCAGGATTAGTATTAATGAATAGTAGCAGGGTAACACCTGATAACTGTCCTGAGATGTTTAAAAAATGGGACAAGATTTGGTTTGATGATTGTGTTGTACAAGGAAGCAAACTTGCAGAGCAAGGCTACATGCCTCCATGCTCACCTTATATTGGTATGAACTTATTGAGTGTAGACGAAAATACAGTAGTGTTAGACTCAGCACAAGAGCCTCTGATGAGAGAACTAGACAAGTATGGTATAGATAGTGTACCTGTACAGTTTAGGCATTCTATGACGCTATCTGGCGGTATACATTGTGCTACTTTAGATCTAAGACGTAAAGGTACATTAGAGAGTTACTGTGATTAAATACGGCCATATAGATAATTTTGGAATTACTCATGATCAAATGAGTCAGTTAAACTTTGACGATTACTTCCAGTGTTATCAACAGACGCCTGCTGTAGAACAATATTACACAGAACATAATAGTAGTATATGGCAGATGTTTGAGACCTCACCACAATGGGTACATGACTTATCTAAAAAAATACCACAAGACTTTGATCATCATGTTGTTAGTGTAATTAATATTCCACCAGGACAAACTATTCCATATCATGTTGACAAACATTTTAAACTTAAACAAAAACATAATGATGACGGCACAGGCGTTAGTCATCGTTACTTGATATTTTTAGAGGACTGGAAACGTGGACACTATTATGAAGTACACGATCAGCCTTTTGTAAAATGGAGAGCAGGTGATTGGGTAAAGTTTGGCATAGATGATTGGCACATAGCAGGAAACATGGGTGAAGAGCCTTTTTATTCTTGTCAAGTCACAGTTCTAAAAGATGCATAAGGGACATAAAAATATTTCATTTGTTACAGATGAAATGCTTTATAGAATCAAATTTACAGAGCATACTAATACTGTTTTTAGTGCAGGGTTTTGGGATAAACTTGGTGTTGCAGTACCTGATTACCCTCACGATTCACCTTGGGTGTATCAAGTATTTGAAAGCGATTGTGATTATTGGGTACAACAGGTAAAGCATCTATTTGATGATGTTTTAAAATATAGTGTAGCAACAGTAAATTGTATTAAACCAGGTAGATTTATAGCACCTCATACAGATACACTTTATAAAATAAAAGAACATGTTAAGAACGAAAAACTTAATATAAAAGGATTGGAACCTATTAGAATAAATTTATTTCTACAGGATAGGTTAATGGGGCATTATTTTGAAATGGATAACGAATGTTGGATAGATTATAAAAAAGGAGACTTCACAGTAATCAAACCTAATGCAGAGCATCATGTTGCAAATTTAGGTTATCAGAATAGATATACATTACAAGTTACAGGATTTGCAGAGAAAGGAACATTTTAAGGAAATAATATGAGAATATTTATAACAGGCGCAGACGGATTTATAGGCCAAGCAATGGTCGAAAGATTGAAAGATCAGCATGAATTAGAATTTTTAAAAGAAGATCTAAGAGACCATGCTAAAGTAGGATTTCAAATTAAACAATTTGATCCTGAAATAATCGTTCACTTGGCGGCTAGAACAGAAGTGCAAGACAGTTTTTATGAACAGATTACATTTAGTGAAGTAAATTATGTTGGTACTGTAAACTTAATCGAGATTGCGGCAACTTTACCAAACTTAAAAAACTTTGTGTTTGCAAGTACAATGGAAGTATACGGTTGGCAACCAATTAGTGATTTAATAAGAGACGGTAAAGAAGAAGGCATTATTGCATTTAATGAAAGTACTCCACCAAATCCAAATGCTCCGTATGCCGTTGCAAAATATGGCTGTGAAAAATACTTAGAGTATGCACACAGAAGTTATGGATTGCCGTTTACTGCTATCAGACAAACTAATGCATACGGTAGAAAGGATAACGACTTCTTTGTAACAGAACAAATTATAACACAAATGATTAAAAATCCAGATGAGATAAATTTAGGATATGGCGAACCATACAGAAACTTTATTTACATTGATGACTTACTTGATGCTTGGCAACAAGTTATTGAAAATCCAGATAAGTGTCAGGGAGAGATATTTTGTATAGGACCCGACAATGCTATTAAAATTAAAGATTATGTAAAAATGATTGCAGATAAGTTAGACTGGAAAGGACATGTTAATTGGAATACCAAACCGCCTAGACCAGGCGAAATATTTTTACTTAATAGTACAAACCATAAAATTACAACACGCCTTGGATGGTTTCCTAAAGTAGAACTTAGTGAAGGTCTTGATAGAACTATTGCTGTTTGGAAAAATGTTTTAGAAAACGACATACCACATAATCAAGATAGAAGATTTTCCAAAGGAAAATAATGTTTAATGTTACTTTAGTTCAGCCTAATTTTCAGACTGGACCTAAACATCTTAACAGTTATTACCTTCCTTATAGTGTAGGTTCTCTTTGGAGTTACTTAATACAAAATCAACAGATTAAAGACAATTATCAAGTAGACAATTGGATATTTCGACGAGAGGAACTCCAAAGTGTTGTTAATAGATGTAAGAATACCGATATTGTTTTTATAAGTCTTTATATCTGGAACAAAAATTATTGTTTGATGTTAGGTAAAGTACTTAAAGAAGCATATCCAAACATCAAAATTATACTAGGCGGTCCTGAATTACCTCACAGAAATCCAAATTTCTTAAAAGAAAATGATTATATTGATTCTATAGTAATCGGAGAAGGCGAGTTAGCGGTTTTAGAGATACTTACTGCATATCTAGATAAAAAGCCCTTAGAGCAAGTCTACGAGTTTGACAGGATACAGGATTTAAACTTACCTAGTCCTTATACATTAGGATTATTTGACGATCTCATAAAACAACATCCAGATATAGAATGGGTGCCGACTTTAGAAACAGACAGAGGATGCCCTTACAGTTGCACATTTTGTGATTGGGGGAGTGCTACAGCAAGTAAAATGTATAAACTGTATGACGAGCGTATACTTGCAGATTTAAAATGGGTAGCAGATAATAAACTACCCTACCTTGCATTAACATCTAGTAACTTTGGAATCTTCAAAGATAGAGATATAATGATTGCAGATATGATTGTTGCAACCAATAAACAAACAGGCTTTCCTAGTGGCATAAGTGTAAGTTATGCAAAGAACAGTAATGATACAGTATTAGAAATTGTAAAGAAATTTATAGAGGTAAACATACAAACAGGATTAACATTAAGTTTGCAGACAACAACTGAAGAAGTTTTAGAGAATATCAAACGCAAGAATATGAAAATTAATTCTATAGATGAAATCATAGGATCTGCTAAAGAAAAAAATGTTCCTGCCCTTACAGAATTAATATTAGGTATGCCAGGTGAAACTGTGGAAACATGGAAGGCTACTTTAGAACAAATATTAATAAATGAAATACCAACATTAGATGTTTACTTTTTACAACTATTAGTAAACTCTCCAATGTATGTAAAACAAATACAAGAATACGATTTAAAAACATTTTATGCATATGACTTTTTCTATGGTGTACAGAACGAAAAATTTGAATACGATAAAAAACATAAGATATCGGAATCTATAGAAGTTATAAAAAGCACTAACACTATTTCAGAAAACGAAATGGAAGATGTTGCAGTCTTTACAGCATTCATTTTAGGATTGCACATGTTTGGGATATCTAATATTATATCAACATACCTATATCAAACCCAAAATAAATCATATATTGAATTTTATACACAACTCTATGACCATCTTAAACAAAACGACATAGTACTAAACGGTTGGTTAGATCAACTGAAAACAGGATTACAGGATTGGAAAAAGACAGGTTATATGGAAACTACTATAGATAATGTGTTTATAGAAGGCTGGAAATTTTTCCATTCTATTATGCCTATTATACAAAACAATAATTTAGTAGAACATTACATTAATGTTGTAGGAGATTTTTCAAAACAGTTTGTAACACAAGATATTATAGACGATTACATTAAAATTTCAAATCTACAAATCAAACAATTTGAGTCATATATACATGATTCTGTCCATGTTACAGTCAAAAGTAACCTTTTCCCAGCAAATTTAATTATTTCTGATAGATATGGAGACTACTTAGACAAAAAAGAAGATCATTTAGATATGCTTTTCTTTGGAAGACGAAGAGGCTGGCATCTAAATAAAATTAGTCTTGACAAATAAATAGAAATCTGTTAGACTAGTTTTTTAATTAGAGGCGTAATATGGAAAATTATATATATTTTGGCATCTTCATTCTTGCTAATTCTTACTTTTGTTTTAGAGCAGGAGAAAAGGCAGGCAGATTTATGGGTATGCTAACCATCACCCAGTTTTTTCAAAGTAAAAGTGTACTTAAAGATAAAAAAGAAATAGTAGGATTTAAAAATTGGCCTAAAGCAATACAGGTACTTTATTTAGATCCTAGGGAAGAATTATTTAAAGACTAAACACACATGGCAAGAAAAAAACAGAGAAGTACATATTTATTAAAAGAGCCTAATTGGAAGGAACTCTCTTTACTTACAGATCCAGAACAAAGAAAGAAAGCAATTAGTAATGCTGAATATTTTGTCCACTACGAAATAGCAACAAAGAAGAAACAAGAAGCATTAATAAAATGGATTAAGCAAGAAAGTGGTTGGACTAAAGAAGATATAAAGTATGCAGTCTGTATAGATAAAGGTTATTTTTCTGCAATGGGTAAAACTGCCTGGGTAGCAAAAAAACTAGGCTACTGGCCTGAAGGCACAATAAAGTATTTAAACGAGAAACAAAAACCACAGTGGTTGGCACTTGGTAAGAAAGTATATACTGTTAAAACACAAGAACAAGAAAAGAAAAAGGACACTAAAGTAATTAGTATTCAAGATCGTATGAAAGAGCAAGTATCAACATTGTGTGGAACTTGGGAAGAACAGTTAGATAACTTTGTAGACAGAGAAGCATTTGACTTGAAAAAGTTTGATCCATACAATGATATGAGAGCATATACACCTGCTATAAAACCTGCTCATGCTAAAATTATTAAAGACAGTTATGATAGAGATGTTGCAGAAGCAACAGAAATATTAGCATGGGAAGATCAAGACATTAAAGAAGGATACGGTCATTTTAGTGTAAAAATGCGTAAAGACTATTTTGCATTTTTTGAAAAGATACATACTGCATGTGATACATTAATAGAAACAGGCAAAGCAACTCGTAAGCCTAGAAAACCTAAGCCCATGGATAGGGACAAACTTGTAAAAAAATTAAAGTATCAAATTAATGACAGTGATTTAGGCATAGCAAGTATAAACCCTGTTGAAATAATAGATGCAACAGAACTTTGGTTTTATAACACTAAATTAAGAAAATTAGGCGTGTACAGAAAATCAGAAATGTGTACTGGATTAACTATAAAAGGCACAACTATTAAAGATTTTGATACTTCTACTAGTTTTCAAAAGACATTGCGTAAGCCTGCAGAGCAAATAAAAGCAATTAAAGGGTCTGCAAAGACTAGATTTAATACATTTTTTGAAGAAATAAAGACTACCCCAACTAAATTAACTGGCAGAATAAGTGATACTATTGTACTACTTAAAGTATTTTAATTGAAAATTAGATAAATAGTACTATGCCAGTAGATCAAATAGGATATAATAACAGAGAAGAACTTGTAAACGAGTTACAACTACGTCTAGCAGACGGTATGGTTGACGTTGAACTCGACAGAGCACACTATGATGTTGCTATAGACAAGTCCCTTGCTTTATATAGACAACTTAGTGCAGGTGCTGTAGAAGAAAGTGCCCTGTTTATAACCACACAAGAAGGTGTAACTGAGTACACATTACCAGACGAAGTAATGGAAGTACGCAGATTATATAGAAAAGGTGTCGGTACTAACAGTGGCGGTGGCACAAACTTTGATCCTTTTGATGTTGCGTT